GATGTAAAAGATTTACAAGGGCTGCGGCAGTCAGACACGTTCTCGGAAGCGGAAGAGTTTGAGCGCAGTGGTTACCAAGATGATAATACGGATGACAACATAAAAGACCCCGCTATGAGGCTGGTTGCAGTAACGGAAGTCTATATGAAGATAGACGTTTCTGGCTCGGGCATACCAACGCTGCAGAAGGTCACTCTTGGCGGGTCCAAGTACAAGCTATTAGATTACATGGCCTGCTCTCACGTTCCGTTTGCCGCCTTTGAGGTAGACCCAGAGCCTCATACATTCTACGGGCGCTCTATTGCAGACTTAATCATTAATGATCAAGACGCATCTACGGCTATGATCCGGGGAGTGCTGGATAATGTTGCGCTTACCAACAGCCCGCGGATTGAGATTGTTGATGGCGCTGTAAACATTGATGACCTGCTCAATAACGAAATTGGTGGCGTTATTCGCGTGAAGCAAGCTGGGGCTATCCAGACTCAAGCCGTGCCATTTATCGCTGGGCAGACGCTAGGTGCGATCCAGTACATGGATCAAGAGATTGAGAACAAAACTGGCGTTACTAAGGCGTCTACTGGTCTTTCACCAGATGCGCTGCAGAACACTACCGCAGCGGCAGTACAAGCGACAGTGCAGGCGCAGGCCGGACAGATTGAAGTCATGGCTCGCAACCTTGCAGAAGGCGGTATGCGGAAGATGTTTACTCTCATGCTGAAAGTTATGCATGAAAATGTAGAAGAAGAGCAGATGATGCGCCTAGCTGGTGCTGATTATGTCCCGGTAGACCCGCGGTCATGGAACGTCACTATGGATGTGACCGTAAACGTGGGTCTGGGTACAGGTCAGGAAGAGCAGAAGCTGGCTGCACTCATGCAAGCGTTCCAAGTTCAGCAGCAGATACTAGGCCAGTACGGGCCGCAGAATGGGATAGTGACGCTTACGCAGGTACGCAACACGCTGGCAGATATGCTTGCCTTAAATGGCATCCGCAACAGTACCCGGTACTTCAACCCAATGAACCCGCAGGTTGAGCAGCAAATGATGCAGCAACAGCAGCAAGCGGCGCAGCAGCAGAGCCAGCAGGGAGACCCGCAAACGCAGGCATACTTGCAAGCGGAACAAATGAAGGCTCAGACCAAGGCCCAGACTGACATGGCTAAGTTGCAGGCGCAGTCCCAGAAAGACCAGTTTAAAATGCAGCTGGATGCCCAAAAAGCCGCTGCAGACGATGACTTGGCCCGTGATAAAATGGATCAAGACTTGCTGGTTAATGCGGCAGAGATTTTAGGTAAGTATGGCACCGCTTTAGATGTTGAGCGAATTAAGCAAATGCAGGCATTGCCTAGATGAACATAAAAGACAAAGCGGCTGGCGTAAGGCGGCTGCAACGCGATGAGGCTTTTACGGACCTTATCGATGACATTAAAAAGGATCAGGGTGATATCTTTTTTAACCCGTACTCTTCTGATGAAGACCGGGCGGAGGCGCATACGATAGTAAAGGCGCTAAACAAGATCGAGGATCGCATTGCCCATATTTTGCAAGATGAGGCGATCTACGACAAAAAACGTAAATGAGGACTCAGTACCGTGGATACGACTGAACTTAATAGTTTCGATAGCGCCGTAGAAGGTTTACTTGCCCCGCAACCAGAAGCCGAAGAGGTGGAGAACGAGGCAGTTGAAGAAGACGAAGCCGAATATGCAGTAGAGGCTGAGTTTGAAGAAGTGGAAGACTCTGAAGATCCTGATGATGAGGAGCGAGAGGTTCCACAGTCGGACGAATACGAAGGCCCAGAAGACGATGATGTCCCGGCCCCGCCACTACACACCGTCAAAGTTGACGGGACGGAAGTGCAGGTAAGCCTTGAGGATCTCAAGCGAGGATACAGTGGTCAGCAGTATGTCCAAAAGGGAATGCAAGAAGCCGCTGCTGCGCGTAAGCAAGCAGAAGAGGTGTACGCAAACCTTTTAAATGAGCGCCAGCAGATTGGCTACCTGTTGCAAACAGCACAGAGCGGTCTGCCTCAAGCACCAATAGCACCATCAAAAGAGCATTTTGACAGCGACCCCATAGGCTATATGGAAGCCAAGATGCAATATGATGAGGCTAAAACAGCGTATGACGGTCAGATCGGGCAGCTGCAGCAGGTAGTGCATCAGCAGGGTCAGGCGGAGCAGTACGCACAGCGCGTTTATTTAGAGCGTGAAATGGAAACGCTGAAAGCATTAGTGCCAGAGTTTGCAGAGCCAGACACAGCATCTCAAGCCCGAGACCGTCTTGTGACGATGGGGCAAGAGATTTATGGCTACGATGTAAATGAAATTGGTCAGGTCATGGATCACCGGGCAATACGAGTATTGAACGACGCCATCAAGTACCAAGAGTTAGTGTCAGGCAAAAAGCAGGCTGTTACCAAAGCGAAGCCAAAGGCAAAGCGAACGGTAAAGGCAGGCGCTAAAAAGATGCGATCCAGTACAGACGCCGAGCGACAAACTCGACAAAAACTAAAGAAGAGCGGAAGCATTGATGACGCTCTTAATTTAATCCTTAAATGAGGTAATTTATCATGGCACAACCATCCAACACATTTGACAGCTATGATGCTGTCGGAATCCGCGAGGATCTCAGCGATGTCATTTATGACGTATCGCCCGAAGAAACTCCATTCTACTCAGCCTGCGCTAAGGTAAAGGCAACCAACACCTACCATGAGTGGCAGACAGACGCGCTGCGCGCCGCCGGAGCAAACGCTCACATCGAAGGCGATGCGACAACCGCGGAAGCCCGCACTGCTACGGTTCGCCGGGGCAACTACACCCAAATCTTCAAGAACTCGGTGATCATCCCCGGGACTGATGATGGGTTAGATAAAGCTGGGCGATCCAAGGAAATGGCCTACCAGACCCTCAAGGTTGCTAAAGAGCAGAAGCTAGACATTGAGAAGGCTTTGTTTGACAACAACGCCCGGGTAGCTGGCAACGCCACTACTGCGCGTGAGTTTGCTGGCGCACCTTCTTGGCTGATTACTAACGTCGATCTCCAAAGCGGCAACTCAGGAGCCAACCCTACGGGTGACGGTACTGATGCGCGTACTGACGATGGTACTGCTACTGCGTTCTCACAGACTAAGTTTGACGCTGTTATGCAGTCAATCTGGGAGTCAGGCGGCACACCCCAAACGTGCTACTTGAGTGCATTCCAGATGACTAAGGCGCTTGCGTTTGCTGGAAACAACAACCAGCGTTCGCAAATCTCTGCCGAAGGCGGAAAGGTCAGCAACTATCTTGCTGTTTACCTGACCCCTTGGGGCGAGGTTACGTTTGTACCGTCTCGACAGAATCGTTCGCGTGATGTATTTATCATGCAAGACGATATGTGGTGCGTTGCTATGCTGCGTCCTACTAAGAACGAGGCACTCGCTAAGGACGGCGATTACCAGAAGCGACAGGTTGTAACTGAGCTGTCACTGGTATGCAAAAATGAAAAGGCCAGCGGCATCATTGCTGACAACACCACCTCATAAGTGGTCCGGGGGGGTTCGCCCCCCCTTTCTAATTCTCTGGAGGCAATATGAAGATTAAAGAAGAGATTATTTTTGATGACGCCGAAGACAAGGTGATCGTTAAAAAAACTCACGCCAACACGCCTTACTTAGATTTGGCGAGCCAGCTGCGCGAGGCAAATGTTGGGACAACCGGGGAAAACAGATTAGCCGGGGTTATCCCCATGCACCTTATGGCTGAGTGGCTAAAAGAGGCCGGGCTAACGTGGGATGACACCGAGGCTTGCAAAGAGGTAATTAAGAAAAAAATGCTGTCTGGTGACTTTGACAAACTAAGAGTATGGGAGGGCCGATACTAATGAAAAAGTTTCTTGTAGTTTTTTGTGTTGCGGTACTAACCGGCTGCGCCGGGTCAACTAGCCAGTATTACGAGGCGGTCCAAAAGGCTGCTGAAGCTAGTTCCGCGGCGCATCAGGCAAAGTTTGAGGCGTTATCTAAGATCGCAGCAAGCGGTGACGGGCAGGCGGCTAGTGCAGCGGTCATGGCTCTGGCATTAACTCAGACGCAGACGATACAGCCCATGCCGCAGCAGTCCGAGGCTATCCAGTGGGCGTCTGTGCTAGCGTCCCCAGTAACGTCTCTTGGCATGATGTGGATGCAGGCTGACTCGGCTAAGACAATGGCCCGATACAGTAGCAAGACTGACCTTGCCCGGGTCGCCGCTGAATCAAAAGACAATCAGGCGCTCTATGGCGCGTTTGTTGATTCCGCAGCCGCCGGATATGAGGCGCTAGGGAATGTTGACTACACACCGTTTATTGATGGCATGGTGACCCTTGGTGTCACGGGCATGGATAACATCGTTGATACGGCTACAGCAGGCTTTGACGCCAATACAGCTATCGCCACTACTGGCATGAACAACCTTTACAGTCTTGGAACCAACGGGATGAACAATCTTGTGACTCTCGGCACCAATGGTTTAGAGACTGCTGAAAATTTGGGCATTCAAGGGATGATGGGCATCCACCAAACCAACGAAGATTGGCTGAGTTACCTCAACAAAAGCGACCTGATTATGCAGGAAATAATGAAGGATAGCGGTTGCGTCATCACCACAGATTCAAACAACAAAGTCGTAGTGACTTGCAACTAAAGGCGGTAGAAGGAATTTTATTATGTGGCGCGTTGATGGTAGCAGTGGTGATTGGTTTCTTGGGATTGGCGCTTATCTCCGCCGCTGTGGTGATGCATTATCTCAGTTAATTAATGTTGTTATTTTTCTTAGCGAAAACCCTAACGAGTCGTTATCAGGGAGAAGCTATCGAGAGAGGCGGCACTGGTTTTGGGGAAAGATGTTGTTTTTAGTGGACGCCATTTTTTTTCTGTTAGAAAAAGATCACTGCCGCAAGTCGCACCAAGCCGAAGTGAGGCGGGCGTCTGCATTTTTAAAGAGTGCTGATTAGATGGACGTTTTAGAGACTGTTTTGCGATGGGTGGTTATGCCAATAGCCGGGTTTCTCTGGCTAATGTTTGTACGGCAGCAAGACCACTCTACTCAGTTAGCAGTTTTACGCACTGAAACGGACATGGCCCGGCAAGCCCATGATAGAGAAATAAAAGACATAAAAGACAAGTTGGACAAAATTTTAGAAAAGCTAGATGACAAGGCAGACAAAAGTTAATGCTATCAATAACCGACTTGATCTCTGGAATATTCAAGCCAGCCGCAGAGTTAATTGATGAGCTTCATACCTCAGAAGAAGAGCGGTTAAAGGCGCAAGGCCATCTGCTAGATGTACAAGCTGCCGCGATGCAACGAGTCTTTGATTACGAAACTGAAGCATTGCAAGCTAAGGCCGGGATCGTGCAAGCCGAAGCAAAATCAGAGCACTGGGTGACAGCAACGTGGCGACCCATTACAATGCTCACCTTCCTTGCCCTAGCGGTAGGGGATTCTCTGGGGTGGCTTCCAAACCCGCTGCGTGATGAAGCGTGGACACTTTTGCAGATCGGATTGGGCGGATACGTTGTTGCCCGGTCGGGCGAAAAGATAGTCACTCAGGTCAGACAAAACAAAACGTGAATTATTTTTCTGAGGATGAGTTGCGCTGCAGATGCGGCTGCAACATCTATCGCTTTGACGACGATGCGCTATCAATACTCAATAGCATTCGCCACGATTGCGGCTTCCCTCTTCCCGTTTCTAGTGGTTATCGCTGCACTCAGCATCCCATAGAAAAACGCAAGAGTAAGCCCGGGGCGCACACTACAGGTAAGGCGGTTGACCTAGCGGTTGACCGTGGACTTGCCCATACGGTCCTGCGCGTAGCATTTGCACATGGCGTCCCCCGGGTGGGCGTCAATCAGAAAGGCGATAGCCGCTTTATCCATCTGGATTGGTGTAATGACCGTCCCGGCCCCACCGTCTGGTCATACTAAGCGCACACACAACTGTTGCACTGCACACTAAAAGGTGGTAATCTGTCTTCTGTGGTGAATATTCCTACGGAGGGAATGACTATGCAGTGGACCTATCGAAAGGTAATCAACCGGGGCTTTCAGCCTTGCTGGTACAAAACTGATCGCGGTACTTGTGTTGCGTGGATAGAGAAGGAGGGCAGCAAGTGGATGTCCGTTCGCTTTGCTACCGGAGAGCGCAAGCGCAAGCCCGTCTCTGAGAAACGATATCTTACACCATTCAAATCAAAGCGAGGCTAGGAGGTCTTTATGAAAAATGCATTTGAGCAAGCAGCAGAGTTGGCTACGGCAGAGTTAGTAAAAAACTCTTTAATAGAAACCAGCATAAAGCAGGAGGTTGCCAAGCATCAGCTAAACGGTGCGCGGCATTTGGTTGCACACATCATTGACTTGATCCAAGAGTCCATTCAGACCGATGGCGACTTTATGAATACGATTGACCGCGAGCGGTCACCACAACAGTGGCAGTATTTTGACGGCTACCTCAATGCCCGTAAGTTAGACCTTGACCACCTTTACCGTTTGCGCGACTTTATGAAGGAGTCAGACCAATGATTGCCATATGGATTGACTACGAGCCTGCCTCTGAATATCAGGACATTATTAACGGCGCTCGAATAGTAGATGTTGAAGAGCAAGGCTGTTGGGTGATGGCTGATCCGCACGACATTGACGCGCAATACGATATTAATGGCGGTTGCTACATTGATGAGGCGTGGGGCAACAAAACTTTGGTCGAAGAAGTTGAGTACACCGTCCGCAAATGCACATGGTTTAATTACAAGATTTTGAATGCAGAGGATGTCGTTGAGACGCTGGAGGAGATGTATGTCTGAGCTAGAGAGTGAGTTGCAGGAGTACGTTGATAGTTACTACCGCAACAGGCCGCTGTTTGATGTCAGCCAGTTTGTATTGGGCTGGCAGGATTGTAAGGAAGGGAAGCCAGCTACCGGCGATGACCGAGCATATTCTGCTGGGTACGGCGCTCGGTACTGGCATGAGCAAGAGCAAGATCGGAGGACGATGGTATGACAGATGGAGTGGTAAAGATTCATGGTCGGGAGTACAAGACCGTGGCGTTACGGGTAGCGGAGTTTAACGAGCAGTATCCAGAGTGGTCTATTGTGACCGAGCTTGTCTCCGCTGATGATGAAACTGTTGTGATGAAGGCGTTGGTGCTAGATCAGGACCAGCGCATAAGAGGGACAGGTTATGCGGAGGAGAAACGGGCGGCATCTAAGATCAACAAGACAAGTGCAATGGAAAATGCGGAAACGTCAGCAATCGGCAGAAGCCTCGCAGCTTGCGGCTTTGCCGGTACTGAATTTGCCTCAGCAGACGAAGTTGCCAACGCCATTTCGCAGCAAAACATTGATGAGCAGGTTTCTTCCCAAGTCGCTACACTCATGGCCCACAATGAAGCCGTGAGAAATGATTGGCAAACCGTCTCTTACATGAAGGCGGCATTTGTGGAAAAAGATGCCCTCGCATTTGCGGAGGCATGGCTGGAGTTAAGTGACGCGCAGAAAGAGGCGTTGTGGCTGGCTCCATCAAAGGGTGGTGTATTCACCACAGAAGAGAGGGCGTACCTACGCTCAAATGAAGTAAACGCAGCACGTAAGGAGATTATTAATGGATAGTGAGTTAATCGGTGGTCTATACCCAAAGAAGCGTGACGGTCAGCCGGATTTTGTTATCGGCAAGCTGTCAATCAACGTAGCGCAATTTCGTGAGTGGATGGCTGAGTATTTAAAAGCCAACCAAGGTGCTGAGTGGATCAACATGGATATGTTGGTTAGCAAGGCCGGGAAGGGTTACGCAAAGCTGGACACTTGGGAGCCTGAGAACAAGCAGGAAACTAAGGTAGAGCCGGTATCTGATGACATCCCATTTTAGGAGTTTGCTATGGATCGCATGGATGTAGGTAAGCGCATCCGGGCGTTGCAAGATCAGCGCGGGGTCAGCACCCGCGCACTTGCCCGCCTCATGGATGAACACCCTAATCAGGTGGTGAGATGGCGCAACGCAAAGACTGTTAAGGTTAGCGTTGTGGAAGATTTTTGTTCTGCAATGGAGATAGGTGTACCTGAGTTTTTCAGTGACTACGAGCCACTATAGGAGGGGTTTATGTCAGCGCAAGATATTCTGGATCGCGTCCAGAAGTACAAGAAGACCGGCAGCGGGAAGTGGATGGCTACCTGCCCGGCGCACGGGGATCTTTCCCCCTCGCTGTCAGTGACGGAGCTAGAAGACGGCAGGGTCTTAATTAACTGCTACGCCGGATGCGGCGCAATCGACGTTCTAGCGTCCGTAGGGCTGGATTGGCAAGCCCTATACCCTGACACCGACCAGCACTATAAATCGCTCAGGGGGCCATCTAGAGCCTCTGTCGAGGACTTTGTGGTGGAGCTTGCTGAACACGCTAAGAAGACAGGCCAAACGCTGTCCCGGGAGGACAAGCTGCGGTATGCCCAAGCACTAAAGCGCGGCGGGCGTCAAAACCAGTTTGTGGACACAGTGGTAAGGGGGGCGTCCGGTGAAGTGGGTAAAGCATGATACTGACGCGCACAGGGATGCGAAGCTGAAGCGGCTGATGCTGGCTTACGGCATGGAGGGGTACGGCCTGTACTGGTATTGCGTTGAGCTTATTGCGGGAGATGTGAGTCCCGACAAGTACACTTTTGAGCTAGAGCATGACGCGGAAATTATCGGACACGACACCGGGATCTCAGTGACTAAGGTAAACGAGATGATGGCGTTTATGGTCAATCTGGATTTGTTTGAGAATGACGGCGGCATCATAACCTGCCTAAAAATAGCCAGAAGGCTGGATTCATCAATGACCGGAAATCCAGAAATGCGTAAGCTAATCAGCAGGTTGAAGGACGTAGCTGAGGAGGAGCCGAAGAAAAGTCATGACACTATCATGACTGAGTCAGAGCAGATTAGATTAGATAAGACTAGAAGAGATAAAAAGGGGTCCAAATCAAAACGATTTGTCCCGCCGTCTCTGGAAGAAATTGCTGCCGCCTGTAAAGAGCGCGGGTATTTATTCGTAGACCCAGAGTCATTTTTCCATTTCTATGAGTCTAAGAACTGGATGGTTGGGCGTAGCAAGATGAGCAATTGGGTGCAGGCGGCTGCTGGGTGGAATACCCGGGAGAAGAAACGCCAGCGAGGTAATCAACAAGCGGAGTATTTAGTATGAATCGGATTCCCCGGAGGGAAGTGGAAGACTTTACTGATAAAGACTTGCAAGACATTTACGCGCAAGTCGAAGAGCTAGACGTTGTCGGGATTGACGCCTTTAAGGATGAGTTTCTAGAGGGTATAGAGGTTCCAACTGGCACCACCGGGACGCCGCTGCCGTTTCCCAACACAGATGACAAGGTGCGGCTGCGTGAGTCAGAGGTTAGCGTTTGGGCTGGCATCAACGGTCACAAGAAAAGCACACTACTGAGTCAGATACTGGTACACGCTGCTCAGTATCACCCTGTCGGGCTGGCATCGTTTGAGATGCGGCTACAGGACACTGCGAAAATGATGTGCAAGCAAGCAGCCGCGGTGGACACGGTGGCAATGCATTTTGCTGAGGATTTTATGGAGTGGAGCCGCGGGCGCATCTGGTGGTATCGGGCGCTTGGATCGGTCACTCCGCTGCAGGCGCTCGGTTGCGTTGCTGCGATGGCGAAGCGGGGGGTCAAGATTATTGCGCTAGATAACCTGCAATTCATGGGCGTGACTGATGACCCGGAGCGGGAGCGTTTGTTCTTCAATCAACTCATTGGGATGGCTGAGGCGCTCAAGGTTCACATCGCCATTGTCCACCATGTACGCAAGCCGCAGCAGGGCGGAGATGAGTATATCCCTACGCGGTTTGATGTCCGGGGTGGCAGCACTATCACCGATCAGGCGCACTTGTTAATCATTACTTGGCACAACAAGCTGCGGGCTATGGCAAAACGTAAGCGCGAGGATGGGATGATGCTCAGTGAGCGCGAGACCGCAGAGTTGGCAGAAGGCGTTGACCAGCGGCTAGTGGTCGCCAAGCAGCGCCATCATTACTGGGAAGGCACTATCGCTTTGTTCGATGGTCCCGGGCAGACGTTCAAGCGGTCAGAGTCAGCCACCAGTATCAGAGTTGATTTACCAAGGAGCCAAAGATGAAATGGGATTCGGAGCAGGTCGGCGGGAGCCACTACAAAACCATGAAGATACAGCCGCTGGAGTACGCGCTGCAAAATGATTTAGGTATATGCGAACACGCGGTCATCAAATATGTATCAAGGTACAAGGTAAAGGGCGGTATACAAGATTTGGAGAAAGCCCGTCACTATATAGATATTCTGATTGAGCAGGCTAATGCGTAACTGGAGCAATGGCGCGTCTATCGCGGTAAATGACCCCGGGCGTCACCAGACTGCGAAGGCGGCAGAACTACTTGTCCGGGATGCGCTTGCCGCAAACAGGGTGTCAGAGTCAAATATTGGATGCTTGTGGGACTTAGAGTTCTGCGGCATAAAGATTGATGTGAAGACTAAGCAGCGGAATGTGTCGCCACAAGCGCACCATGACGCTCATGTTGAGGCGTCACAAATTGACTACCCAGTTGATGCCTACGTTTTTTGTAGTAGCAACATGAAGTCAGGCAAAACTGAGATGGTCGGCTGGGCGTGGAAACACGACTTTGACCGGCTGTGCAGGAAGGTAAAGAAAGGCGATCCTGATGGCCCGTTCCGGGAGAGAGCGGATGCGTTCAAGATCAAGCACGATCTATTACGACCCATTGAGGGAATGAGGGAAACTATGAGTGAGTTTTGGTTAGTAAAGGACAAGCAGCAGCTGCGCCAGCGCATTGAGTTTTTTCAGAAGTATCTGGAGAGCGAATGGAACTGGGAGTACCCAGTTGAGTGGAAAGTAAAGCGGTACAGGCCGAAGCGATCTCTGTCCCAGAATGCATTGTTTCATGTTTGGTGTCGTGAGATGTCTGAACACTTTGCAGCCCGGGGTGCAGATATAAATGAAGATCGCATGAAAGAACTGATAAAATACAAATTGTTAGGAACCGAAGACCGGCAAATTAACAACACGGTTATAGCCGGGCAGGTACGAGAGACTAGTGGATTAGACCGCGGGGAGATGATGGAGTTCATGGATGGTGTTTTAGAGTGGGCGCTAGATCACGGCGTTCGCCTTACCTGTCCACAAGATTCGGAGTACATGAAACTTAAAGGGGGATGATATGACTCACCCATTGCTTCAATTTTGCTCTACAAAAAAACAAAACGATGCAGTTAGGCTGGTTTTAGAGGATGGTCTTTCGCAGAATGAAGCCGCCGTAGTCATGAACATGACGCGCAGTTCTCTAAAAGAACATTTGAGGGCGGTAAGGAACAAAGCGAAGCGCCAAGGCTATAGCCCCGAAAACGATTGGCTGCACCCGGTGCCTGACGGTCATAAAATCAAAGGCGTCTCGACGTTTTACGATGAAGATGGCAACCCGGTGCGCCAGTGGGTAAAGTCTCAGACAGATGAGCAGCGCCAGTTTGAAATCCTCATTGAGAGACTAGAGGCGGCGCAAGAGGGGCTACCTAGGTTTAAGCCAGCTGCAGCGCCTAAGTCTACCGACTCAGATTTGCTAACGCTGGTGACCATCACCGATTTTCATTTGGGTATGTACGCCTATGAAGCAGAGACCGGCGATGATTGGGATATGAAGATCGCCCGGGATGTCTTTTTAAATTCTATTAACGACATGATCAAGGCGTCACCAAAGTCTGGCACGGGAGTGTTGTGTCAGCTTGGGGACTTCTTGCACTGGGATGGAATACTGAGCGTCACGCCACAGTCGGGACATATTCTGGATGCCGACACCCGCTACGGAAAGCTGGTAGAGATGGCGATGTCTGTTATGACTGAAGCCGTCACTATGATGCTGCGGAAGTTTGAGAAGGTTGTAGTGATATCTGCTGAGGGCAACCACGACATCTCGGGTAGCATCTGGCTGCGGAAGCACATCAAACACCTGTTTGCCGATGACGCCCGGCTTGAGGTGATTGATAACGATTTCCCTTACTACGCTTACCTGCATGGCGAGACGATGCTCGGCTTTCATCACGGCCATAAAGTAAAGCTGGCGCAGCTGCACAAGCTGTTTGCAAGCGAGCCAAGGTTTAGGTCTATGTGGGGGCGAAGTGAATCCTGCTACATACACTCTGGTCACTTCCACCATGAGCGAGTCGTGGAAGATGGCGGTGCAATCGCTGAGATGCACCCAACACTAAGCGGTAGAGATGCGTATGCAGCCCGCGGCGGCTGGGTCAGCCGAAGGGGCGCAAAGGTTATTACCTACCACAAGACCGATGGTGAAGTGGGTAGGATTACAGTGAGGCCGCGGTCATGATCCCGGTATTCAAGATGCCTATGGGCAAGGGCGAAGTTGCGATCCTAACCACGGCTGTTGGCGGGGCGATGTCAAACACGACAAACAAAAACCTGACTGACGTTTACACCGACACATGGCCCGATGGCATTACGGTAGATGTTAATCTGGAAGACTTTACCCGGGTGTGGCTGACCTGCTTGTGCTGCGAGCTAGAAGAGCTAGAGGGTGAGATGGAGTTCATCATAAGTGACGCGAGCAAAGAGGTTCACTGATGGCGGTTAAGAGGGACGCTGCAGACATCTGGTTTAGCAAGGCAGTCCGGGCGAGGGACGGCAAGTGCCTGCACACTGGTAGGACTGATGTATTAGAGTGCGCCCACATCTACGGACGCCGGGCTAAGATCCTAAGATGGTCCCTTGATAATGCAGTTAGCCTAACCCATAGCAGCCACCGTTACTTTACTGAGAACCCAGTAGCGTTCCACGATTGGTTAGAGCAGACGCTGGGCGAGGGACATATGGCGATACTGCGTGAGAAGGCGCGGGGTCATATGAAGACTAACGAGGCGCTGCGGCGAGAGATAGCCAAGCATTACAGGGAAGAACTCAAGAAATTAGAGGCAGATCCCGACTACAAATTAGTGTCATTTAATTAGCAAAAAGGGGTGTACACGTACACAGATTGGTGTACTATCTGTCTTGTAGTATCAATTAACACATACCTTGGAGGGTATAGATATGAGACGCAACGGCAAAGTACAGAAGCGATCAAGCTGGCAAGAGGGCGATCTGTTCCAGTTCGACGAGCCGATAATGGGTGCAACATGGTATGGACGCCTTGAGCGCGCTCGGTCAGCCGAATGCTGGATTACGCTTGGCGTATATGTTCCATACAAAAATGAAGACGGCTCTAATGTGAGCGACTTCTGGGATAGCTACACCGCAAAAGAGTTGGCTGTTCCTACTCTCCGCCAGCTACGCACTGACGATCCTAGATTCAAAAATCCAGACTCTCTCAATGAGTTTGGATTCTTGGACTTAGTTGAATTGGAGGCGTGCTGATGAACTTGAATAATTACGTTTGCACCAAGCTGGACGAGATGGAGACATCCCGAGGTATTTGTTGGGAGGCCGTAATTGCCACGCCAAGCGGAGGTCAAGTTTTTGTTGAGAATAAAGGTGATGGCGGCATGACGATGTTCAGCACCACACCTCCGTTCCAGCAAGAGCTAGAGGATTTGCAGGCACACGTTGCCAAACAGCTTGAGTACCCCGAAGGGCTAGGGCTTGCGATGTCAGCGGTTGATGTAGGCGAAAGCGTACAGCATGGCATTGATCAGGTTGCGGCTTTGCTATGAGATACGGCTCAGTATGCTCCGGCATAGAGGCGGCTACGATGGCGTGGCATCCTCTAGGCTGGAAGCCAGCATTCTTTTCAGATATTGAGGACTTCCCTCGTGCGGCACTCCAGCATCACTACCCTGATGTGCCGCTACATGGTGACTTCACGACAATCGGAGCGGACCAATATGGAGCAATCGACCTTCTTGTGGGGGGAACACCCTGCCAATCATTCAGCATCGCCGGACTCAGAGGCGGAATGGATGATGATCGTGGCAACTTGTCCCTCGAATTTCTTAGGCTTGCTGAACGAAAGGCTGCCAAGTGGCTGGTGTGGGAAAACGTACCCGGCGTCTTGTCATCGAACGGAGGACGGGACTTTGGTTCCTTCCTCGGGGCGCTGGCAGAACTCGGGTATGGGTTCGCCTACAGAACACTTGACGCTCAGTACTTTGGTGTCCCACAGCGCCGCAAGCGTGTGTTCGTTGTCGGATATCTTGGAGATTGGAGGCGTTCCGCAGCGGTACTTCTTGAGCGCCAAGGCTTGTGCGGGGATTCTCCGCCGCGCAGAGAAGAGGGGCAAAAAGTTGCTCCCGCTGTTACAACTGGCCCTCCATTCAGTCGTACAGGAAACGAGCGAGTAGAGGCTGACGCGATTCATACAGATGGCTTGCGGGTCCGCAGGATCACACCAACGGAGTGCGAGCGGCTGCAGGGATTCCCTGACGGCTTCACCCAGATCCCGTATCGCGGGAAGCCAGCAGACAAATGCCCAGATGGTCCGCGTTACCGGGCGCTAGGCAATTCGATGGCTGTACCCGTCATGCGGTGGATAGGCCAGCGGATACAGCAAGTAGAGAGTTTATGACTGAGGCAGAACACTATAGGGCAAAGTACAAGGCGTACCGCGCCCTATGCTTTTCGCTTATCACCCGGCTAGAGGATGATGAGCATTTAATGCGTGACTTGGTACAAGAATTTCGTACACTACAGAAGTCACCAGAGTACAAAGACGAGAGGTGGATAGAGCAGCATGGCATTCCATTCGACTGAACCTGTAACAGATGAGCGCCTTGAGACGTTTATTGGCGGCAAGTACAACTGGAAGTCATTGCTGCCAGATGAGCAGATGTCTCTGGCGGTTGAGGTAATGCGGCTGCGCTACCTGATGGGCAAGCAGTTTGAGTTCATTAGCGAGTCGTTAGAGCAAATGGAAGCCGCCCGGGGTTACCGGGAAATAATCTGTAAAATGTCTGACGGAGGGCATGATGAAAATATTTAGAGATATACCCGAGCATTATTTTTGGTTTGCTGTGTTGGCTGTACTTACGTTGGCTTATGGCTATGTGGGTGATGGTGATTACGTCGAGGCGGTGAAGGCCCATGAGGTTTACTGCGACAACGTAGCCCGAGGAGCGTGGCCCAATTATGATGAGGCAGACTGCGATGGGCTATGAAGCAAATGCGACAACGGATGAAATTGGTCACCATCTAGTTGGTGGTTTATCTATTTGCTGCGGGCTAAAGACAAGCAAGGAAATGCTAAACGAAAAAGCCAAACCGCCGGTACTGCCATCTAATATGTCCCGGGTTAGAGAATCATCATTCTTTTTTGATGAGAGCAGGCTGGAGGGAGATAAGCGGCTGGCGAAATACAATTTCTTGGCAAGCGTGGCGTTACGGAAAGAGAAAGGGTTGGGCCGGGTAAGTGTAGGCTCGGCAAAGCGAGGCAATCATGGCAACCACCAAGCAATGCTTTACCTCAAGACAGACAGGTTCTTGTACGCAGCGCCATTAGAGGGCGGGACGTATGAGTTCTGGGAGATTTAGTATGTATGTCTCACCGTGGCAGGATGAAGATGTAAAGATCGCGCTGCAGGCTGCGACTCAGATGGCAGAGCGTTGGGGCGAGGATATGGCTATCATGAGTGACCTATCCGTTAAGCCGCTAAGGGAGGCAGACACGCCACCGCTTGAGATAGTGCGCTGCCCTGCCGCTTTAAAGAAGCCGGACAATGAGCGATAATATAGGGAACAGGGATTTAGGACTCCGGCCCCTCCCTCCGGCGGTGAGGCGTAGCATCGTTTATAGATCAGATACGAAAGGGGCCATTTAACTCATAGAGAGTAGTATTTGATCACCTACGTCACCTATCAGGGGAAAGGGGATGCAGCAGCTAGTGTCGATACAATGGTATCCGGTCCAGTTTGGCGAGATGCCAGATGCGGAAGGCACTTACATGGTGGCGTTCTCAGACGGTAGTGTTGAGAGTTACCCTATGGACATTAGGGATATACAGGACGGCGCAATCCACTGCGGATCTATTGAGGGTGAGTGGTGGGCTGCATCAGTTCCGCACCCGGAGCGTTCAGAATTGTTTTTGGATATCAGTGAGTTGATCTCAGAGTGAGTAGGCGCGGCGTACCAAATCGCAACAAGAAGTTTCTGCTAACCCGGCTGCAGGATATGTATGGGGATGACTTCCATCCGATCATGCGTATGGCAGAGCAGGCCGTTAGGCTGCATGGCATAGCAGAGACCGGGGAGACGGCAGATATCAAGGCCAGCATAGACGCATGGGATAAGATCGCCGCGTACACTGAGCCTAAGCTGAAGGCCACTGAGGTTGATCTAACGACAAGTGACGGCAGTATGTCGCCTACGGTAATAGAGTTGATACCCCGGTTGCCCGATGACGAATATAGCGACGATTGAATTACCCCCGAAGCTGGTAGAGTTGTTTGCTGGTGAGGCGCGCTATCGTTGCGCTTATGGTGGTCGTGGCTCTGGGAAGAGCCGCTCATTTGCAATCATGGCTGCTGTCAGAGGCTACATATGGGGCAGTGAGGGTCGCTCGGGTCAGATCCTATGCGCCCGGGAGTTCATGAACAGCCTTGGCGATAGCTCGTTTGAGGAGGTCGCCGGGGCAATCAAGACGTATGATTGGCTGGCTGATTACTATGAGGTCGGTGAGCGATACATACGGTCCCGGGACGGCAACATTGAGTTCACCTTTTCTGGGCTGCGGAGGAACCTTGACAGCATTAAGTCTAAGGCCCGTATCCTTCTGTGCTGGGTAGATGAGGCTGAGACCGTGTCAGGCATGGCGTGGGACAAGCTGGACCCCACAATCCGCGAGGAAGGCTCTGAGCTATGGGTGTCGTGGAACCCCGAGAGCAACCTATCAGCGACTCACCAGCGGTTCCGGGCCGATACCCCGGCAAGCAGCAAGATCGTAGAGATCAACTGGCGTGACAACCCATACTTCCCCAAGGTGCTGGAGCTTGTGCGCCAGAATGACTTTGAGAAGCGCCCAGAGAACTATGATCATATCTGGGAAGGCTCATTCCTAACCCACCATGAGGGCGCGTATTACTCGCTAGAGATGCGTGACGCCAACGCACAAAGCAGGATCACCGCGGTCCCGTATGAGACCCGGATACCTGTGATCACGGCGTGGGACTTGGGGATAGGCGACACAACGGCGATCGTGTTCTGCCAGAAGGTAGGGCCAGAGACCCGGGTAATCGACCACTACGAGGCTTCTGGCGTGGGCTTAGACCACTACGTTAGGGTGCTGCAGAGTAAGGGCTACATCTACGATCAGCACATCCTGCCGCATGATGTCCGGGTCCGGGAGCTAGGGTCCGGGAAGTCACGACTAGAAACCCTACAATCACTAGGGCTAAACAATATCCAAATCGCCCCGCAGCTGAATGTGGATGACGGGATACAGGCGGCGCGGTCGCTGCTGGCAACGTGCTGGTTTGATGCTGAGAAGTGCAGTCACCTGATCGACGCGCTACGAGCGTACCACCGCGAATATGATGACAACAATCGCGTGTGGAAGGGCAGACCGGCACACGATTGGTCGAGCCACAGTGCTGATGCATTCCGGTATCTGGCGGTCGGTCACCGTGAGACTAGTAACTGGGGTGACCCTATACGCCGTAACCTACAAGGGATTGCGTGATACACTGAGGTTTGCGATCTGGAGGGATTCGTATGACATTCAAGCTAAGTGAGCCATCTTGCATCAGCTTCTCAGGGGGCAGAACTAGCGCCTATATGCTGTGGCGGTTCATCGAAGCCAATGACGGGCTACCCGATGACTGCATCGTGACCTTTGCTAATACGGGCAAGGAAGCAGAAGAAACGCTGCGATTTGTTGACCGATGCAGTAAAGAGTGGAACGTGCCTATCGTCTGGCTAGAGTACCAATGGGCAGAGAAAACTAAGGATAGGTGGAAGGTTGTTGATTTTGAGACAGCCGCCCGGGACGGCGAGCCGTTTGAGGCGTTGATTCATGCCAAGAAATATCTACCGAACCCTGTCGCCCGGTTCTGCACGATTGAGCTAAAGATACGCACAATCGCCAATTACTTATGGTCAATAGGACACGTTGAGAAGCGGTCGGATGGCGAGAACATGGCTATTGTGGGCATCCGGGCTGATGAGCATCGCCGGGCTGCCAAGATTGAGCCACATCGCAGGCCATTGGTCGCTGCAGGCGCTACCAAAGAGACGGTAAGCCAATTCTGGGCAGAGCAGCCGTTTGACTTAGAGCTACCTAACGTCAACGGTGTTACACCCCACGGCAACTGCGACCTCTGCTATCTGAAGGGCGCGAATCTTATTGAGTCGCTTATCCTTGAAAAGCCAAGCCGCGCTGATTGGTGGGCGAAGATGGAGCGCGAGTGTCCTGCGACCAAGCAAACTGGGGCGAAATGGCGCAATGACAGACCGACCTACGGCGAGATGCAAGTGATCGCCCGAGAGCAGGGTCAGCTTGCTTTGGCGGGTGATGAAACAGTGCCATGCTTCTGTGGTGATTAGCCTAGCGATGGTATAATGGGGTATGGCAGATAACCCCTTTGAAAACTATGGATTGTTGCAGCGCATTAGCGATCACAACATCCCTACGGTGCTGGCAAATCCTATAGATGCCATGCAGCATATTTCATTCCCCGAGGCTGTAGCCCAGCGCATCATGCGTGAGAATCCAGAGCTTGGCCCCCGGGTGGATCGTGGCCTGCTGGATATGGCGATCAACTTTGCCGGTGGCTACGATTGGGCTGCGAGAGAGGGCATATCGCCACAAGTGGCAAAAGAGATGGCCCGGGCATACCAGTACAAGGGTTACGCAGATCGCCCAGAGGACTCAATACAAGACTATTACGAGAACGTAGCGGGCATTGAAGCGTTCACTGGCGAGCGTGTCCCTGCGGGCAAGCTGATTGATATGGCGATTGAGTACGCTAGGAATAAGGCGGGAGAGTAATGAGCAGGGATATGCCACAGCTACAACCATACGAGCCGGGCTTTGTGGACTCAGCGCGGGATGAGCTTGCGTCTGGGCTGTTAAGGATGGGCCTTTACGAGAACAATCCATACGCTGCGTACAGAGCCGCCGACAAGATAATGGGTGTCTTGGACTTCATTCCCGGGGTGGGTGACGCAAAAGGGGCGGCAGAGACCGCAGATGCGTTTGAGAGGGGCAACATGACCGAAGCGGGGCTGCTGGGTGTAGCCACCCTGCTGGGCGCAGTTCCGGCTGCTGGAAAAGTTGCCGCAGCCCCACTTAGGGCGTTAGCAAAGCGTTATCCTCAAGTTGGCACCCCGGTTGAAAAAATTGATCCAAAAAAGAAAAAACCTTATCTAGCTAAGGGTTCGTCTGAGGAAGGGAAAGCGGCAGAGCAAAGGCGCTCGGAAATTATTAAAGAAATGGAGGAGGACGGTTACGACCCAATGTTTCCGGTGGAGGATCGTTATTACGCTGACCCGTCTTATTACGAGCTAGAGGGTAATACCCTGATCGACACCTTACCTAAAAAACAAGCAACCATTGATAAGAAGAGGGCGCAGTTCGATACACCAGAGTCTAGGGCTGCACTAAATGAGGCGTTTGATGCCGGGCAGGGGCCGCTGGCACAAGATTGGTATGCGCTAGGGCAGCTTGAGGACGCCTTTATTGCAGAGTTAGGCCCAGAGGCTGGCAGGCAGGCTTTTAAGGAAAAGTTTGCGGATGCTATGGCGGCGACAACTGGTGGAGCAGACCCGCGCTCAAACCTTCTTATGGCGGCATATGGCAACTTCTTGCGTAATCAGGGATTATCTCCACCTACTGCGGCATACGAAATGCCTTACCCAATAGGCGGGCGATATGTTACTGGCAATATGTCTATGTACGATAGAGTCATCAATCAGGGCAGAGGGTTAAGCGCCGCCGATACACCAAAGCGTTTCAATTTTTCTGCAAACTTTTTGGGGGATAGATCCCGGGCCACGATTGACGAGCAAATGACCCGGGGCATGACCTCCGGGGGGAAGCCCTTAAACGCGCCACCAGACGGCGCTTATGGGATAATGGAGTCTATCGTAGGAGAGGAAGCAGCCAAGCGCGGAGTGCAGCCCGCAAACTTCCAAGATGTTGCGTGGGCCGGTTTTAAAAATTACGAAGGCAAGCCTATGATTACAGAAGTTAACGAGATGATTGAGCGTACAGCTAGGCTAACAGGTAAGTCGCCGGAAGAGGTGCTGCGCGGATTTATGACCGGCAATATGCCAATGTACGGCCTTCTAGGTGCAACTACAGCGGGAATGGTGGCAAGGAGCGGAGACGATGGAGAGCAACTGTAATATCTGTAGCGCAGAAGTGGGAGATGCCGAAGAGTCGCATATATGTGGCGTTCCTATCTGCGAGCAGTGTGGAGAGGATCATATCAAGCAGATTAACAAGGAGCTTGAGGTATAATTGCCTCAGATCCAAACTAAGTCGAGGAGCAAGTAATGCCATACGGTAAAGGCAAGAAGAAGGGCAAGAAGCGTGGCAAGTAAAAAGGGATTGTACGCAAACATTCAAGCCAAGCGGAAGCGCATCAAAGCCGGTAGCAAGGAAAAGATGCGTAAGCCCGGGACTAGGGGTGCGCCCACCGCCAAGGCATTTAAGGCTGCTGCAGAGACAGCCAAAAAGCGGAAGAAAAAGTAAATGGCACTGTCTAACTACACTGAGCTAAAGGCGTCGATTGCTGACTTTCTGAACCGTGACGATCTTACCGCGGTCATACCCGACTTTATCACGCTTGCTGAGGCAGCTATTAATCGTGATGTACGCCATTACGAGATGGAGAACCGGGCCACTGCCAGCCTAGACCAGCAATACCTAGATCGCCCATCTGATTGGCTGGAGACGATACGGATTAATATCACGGGCGGTGGCACTCGCCACTTAGAGTATTTGTCGGCTGCGTCTATGTCAGACAAGCGCGCTGGTGCGGAGAACACTACCGGGGAGCCTAAGTTCTTCCGACACGCTGAAAGGGCGTTTGAGGTGTTTCCTACCCCGGACGGGACGTATGAGGTTGAGCTACTGTATTACGAAAAAGTCCCGGCACTGTCATCTACTAACGCAACCAACTGGCTGTTGACGGATCACCCAGACGTATACTTGTACGGCGCGCTGCTGCATTCCTCGCCATACTTGGCTGAAGATCAGCGTATTGGCGTATGGGCGCAGCTGTACTCTGCCGCCCGGGACAGAATCAATCGGAGCAGTGAGGATGGATCATTCTCAGGCTCTGGACTCACAATGAAGATTAAGGGGCTAGGATGAGCTTTTCAGATTACTTAGAGGACAAGGTTCTCGATCACGTTTTTGGTGGGTCTGCGTATACCGCGCCCACCACTTTGTATGTAGGGCTGTTTACGTCTGCGGCTAGTGACTCTGCTGCTGGCACCGAGATATCGGGCAACTCATACGCTCGGCAGTCTGCTGCATTCACGGTGTCAGGTACATCGCCCACTACGGCTGCGTCTAGCGCGGTTATAGAGTTCCCAGAGGCCACCGGGTCTTGGGGTACTGTTACCCATGCGGGCGTGTTTGATGCGCTCTCCGGTGGCAATATGCTTGCCTACGCGGAGCTAACAGATCCATCAGACTTCACCACGGCGCTATCCAAGGTGATTAGCACAGGCGACATCCTACGGATTAACGCTGGCAACCTAAAGGTGACACTTGACTAATGGCTACTCTAGTAACCCGGTCAACGGCGCAGACTGACGGGACTGCCGCAAAAGGCTCCGAGCTTACTCACGCTGAGGTAGACGCCAACTTTATCAATCTGAATGACGATAAGATTGAGGCGTCTAGTACCGATACCCTTACTAATAAGTCAGGCAACATTAGTCAATGGACTAACGACTCTGGTTATATTACGAGTTATACAGAAACTGACACGCTTGACTCAGTAACAGGCCGTGGTGCTACGACTACTAACAATGTGTCTGTAGGTCAAGTAACTGCTACCAACGCCGTACTAGAAGGCACAGAAGACCCCATACTGACCTTACGATCTACCGACGATGGCCCTTTGTACATGGAGTTTGAGCGCGGCACTGACCGACACGCTTATTTAGGCTTTGGTGGTAGCGGAGATACATTCAAGATTTGGAACGAAGAATCTGCTGGGCTAATTCAATTTGGAACTAATAACACAGAAGCTATCCGCATTGATGAAAATCAAGATACGACCTTCTATGGAAAAGTAGAATTATCTAACGGCGCGTCATTTGAAGTGGGAGGTAGCGCTCAGCACACTGATTTCTTAGGCGGCTCCAGTGATGGATCGTCTGACGATGGGACTTTTGCCTTTTACGGAGGCAGAACCTTTAATGCAGGTGCTGGTGTCATTATAACTGGTGACGATCACGCAACTAACCCTAATGTAATTAAGTTTACAAACGGTGCGTTCGTGGAGCGCATGAGATTAGACGCTAGTGGAAACTTGGGGATTGGCACTGCGAGTCCGAGCAGGCTATTAGACGTTGAAAACTCTGGCGGTGCCGCATTCGCGTCTATTGTTTCTAGCACCAGCGATAACGCGGCCTTGCTTCTTGGCGACACAGATAATGACGCTCTCGGGCGGGTAGAGTACGAAAATGCCAACGATGCTATGAAGCTGTATACAGCAGGCTCTACCAGACTCACCATTAATAGCTCTGGAACAGTCGATTTTACTAACGATGTATTTACTACTGGAGACTTTGTAGCAGGTAAAGGCTCAGGCTCTATTGCGCTAACTATCAACGATGGTTACGGCAACAGCAACATTGCTTTTAATCACCAGAATGGAACACCAGATCAAGACGGCAATGCCGTTCGTCTTGAAGTAAACACCGATGTAACATCTGGAGCATATTTAGACTTTGAAGGTAAAAGTAATGTTACGCAAGGAGTTGCAGTTGGTTTAAATGCTATGGCAAGAATGTACGCTGATTCTGGTGACTTTCACGCAGAAGGAAACGTGATTGCGTACTCTACTTCTATTTCTGATGAGCGTCTTAAAGAAAACGTAGAGCAAGTCACAGGCGCTCTGGATATGCTAGATCAAATTAGAGGCGTGACGTTTGATCGAAAAGATACAGGCAAAAAATCTGCTGGCGTAATTGCACAAGAGCTAGAACAGGTCATGCCCTACGCAATTTACGAAACCGCGTTGCCTCTTAAAACAGGCAGTGAAGACGATATTTACAAACTTGTGGAGTATGACGCTCTACACGCCGTATTAATCGAAGCAATCAAAGAGTTACGAGCAGAAGTGGAGGCGCTGCGTGCCTCTTCAAACTAGTGGACAAATTAGCCTAAACGATCTTCACGTTGAAGCAGGGGGAACTACTGGCACTTATGCCACTATGAACGACTCTGATATACGGGGTTTGACCCCAGAAAGCGGCAGAACTATTAACACCACATCTGGTGGCGAAACAGACATGGCTGACTTTTATGGAGCCAGCAACATTGACGTTACTGGAGGAAGTTTTGTAACAACGGTAGGTGGCTATAAAGTACATACGTTTAACTCGTCAGGTACTTTGACGTTTACTACCATTCCATCTGGATTTCAGCTTGAGTATTTCATAGTAGCTGGGGGCGGTGGAGCAGGTACTAACGGGGGAGGTGGCGGTGGCGCTGGAGGCGTCCGAACAGGAACTTTGACAGACGCTACTTATTTATTCTCAGGAAACTCCTTCGCAATTACTGTAGGGGCTGGTGGTTCTACTTCTAACAGAGGAAATAATAGTCGAATAAGGGAAAGTGACGGTACTTGGGCTGGCATTAGTACAGCAACCCGTGGCGGTGGCGGTGCTGACCGAGACTATAATGACCTTCCTACCTCTGGTGGCTCAGGAGGCGGCGGGGGCGGTACTGGCGGCACTCCAAGATTAGGTGCTTCTGGCTCTACTGGTCAGGGTAATGATGGAGGTGACGGCTACGATGCTGGCGGTAACTCTGCTGGAGGCGGTGGTGGAGGTTATAACTCTGTTGGAGGTAACGGGTCGTTTGAGTTAGGTGGCGATGGCGGCTCTGGTCTTGATAACAATTGGATAGACGGAAGCAATGTTGGCTACGCAGGTGGTGGTGCAGGATCTGGCTTGGACTACAGCAACTTTGGTGGTGAATCGGGCGATGCTTCTCATGGCGGCGGCGGTCGAAATAACGGACACAACAGCAGAAACGGACGCTCCAACAGCGGTGGAGGAGGCGGTGGCCGTGGCACAGGAAATAACTCAGGAGACTCAGGGGGCGGTACAGGCGGCTCTGGGAGAGTAATTGTGAGGTATGCAATCTGATGGCGCATTTTGCTTTAGTAAACGCAGATAATATTGTTGTAGAAGTATTGGTTGTTCCTGATGAGCAGGAACATAGAGGCCACGACTTTTTAGCTAATGATCTAAAGGTTGAAATGGAAGAAGGGTCTAGATGGTTGCAGTGTAGCTACAACAATAATATTAGAGGAGTCTTTCCGGGTGAGGGTTTTCCGTATGACCCCGATAAAGACGTTTTTGTAAACCCTTACCCAGAGCCTGTTTTGGTTCTTGCAGATGAGTAATATTATGTTAGAAGAACACAGATTAGACAGGATAGAGGCGAAGCTAGATAAGCTGATTGAAGCGGTATCTATGACGCGCAAATGGATGAGTTATTTAGGCGTGCTGAGACCCTATAATGGCTAGTTACGTCACAAGTGGATATTGGGTTAGGGGCTATGCCGAGGGCGACTATATTAATGTTGCTGTTGCGCCCGCCTCGGTCTCTGATACTACCGTTGCCCCTGTTTGCCTGACACACCCAGCGTTCCCAGTAACCGCGCTTACGGCAACAACGCTTTCGCCGTATAGAGTCAGACTGTCAGCGTCCGCTGCTGCGGCATCATCTGATGCTGATGTTCATGCAGGCCGAAACCATTTTACAAGCATCGCAAGTGCTGCCGAATCTAACGGTTTGGCGTCACCCTCACAAATCATCACCGACAACGGTGTTCTTTCGGCTGCTGTCGGAGTCATGATGATATCAGGACGCTTAAAGTGGGAGGCAAAGCCGGAACCCGGCGACACATGGACTGATAGAACAGAGCCGTCCGGCATCTGGACTGATAGGCCGGAACCCGGTGACACATGGACCAGTAGGCCCGAGGCATCAGGTATCTGGACCGATAGGCCGGAACCCGGCGACACATGGAGTAATTACTAATGTTTAGGGCGCTGATAACCGCTAAAGGCATGGCAGAGTATGGGGATCAGGTGTTTACGTCTGCGGGAACGACATCCTTCACCGTGCCTGACAATGTTGAGTATATCTCAGCAGTTTGTATCGGCGGTGGTGGCGGCTCGGCTGGAAACTACGGACCGGCAGGGGGTCACGGCGGGACTCTCGCTTACGGGACGTTTAAGGTTTCACCGGGTGATGTTTTATCTGTAACCGTAGGTGATCGCGGTACAGGTGGACCTTACACTTTTAGCGCATCTGGTAGCGCAGGGGGAAATGGCGAGGATAGCCTTATCAAGTTGGGAGGGGCAACATTAATCTTAGCTCCCGGGGGAAGAGGCGGCGGCAGTAGTGATGCGCTTTCAAGCGTCTACTTTGATCCAGACGCAACCAATAAAGGCTCTGGCGCAGGCGGTGGCGCGCCTTCTGGGGATGGTAGATTTACTAGTAACGCGCAGGGCGGAGGAGGCGCTGGTGGATACGGTGGTCCCGGAGGGAAAGGCGCAGGCGCGTCTGGGTCTGGCGGAAGCGGCTCCACAGATGGTCAGGCGGGTTCATCTGGCGGCGGTGGTGGCGGCGGAAAAGGGCGTTACTTGCCCCAAGTTCGCTCTGGTAACGGAGGTGGAACACACTTGTACGGTTTAGGGAGTAATGGCTCTGGCGGTCTTGGGCCACCTGTTAATGGCGGATCGGGTGGTGCTGGATCATCAGACCAAGGTGGTAGCTTTGGGTACGGCGGTGGCGCTGGTGGATCTCCGGGCGCAAACTACCTTGCTCAGCAAGGCAGCGGCGGACTTAACGGAAGCTCAGGCGGCAGGGGCGCAGTTCGGATCGTATGGCCCGGCAGAGCAAGAGCGTTCCCGTCTCAAAATGTTGCAGAGGACGATTAAGACTAAGCTGGATTAACGTAGTAAAATATGGGCATTAAATTGGACTGAGCTATGGCTACGACAACAAATTTTAATTTCAACCTTCCTGCAATCGGCGGTGATTCAGATGCGTGGGGTACAAAGCTAAATAACAACTGGACCTCGCTTGATACGCTGCTGTATGCAGGTGGCGACGGTGGCGGTACGGTTATTAACTTAGATGGCTACACGGCTAACGCCATGACCCTAACTGCGGTGGCGTCTATTGATATTGATGGGCCTATCACCGAGCAAGTGCATGAGCTAGGCACAGACGGCACGGTTGATGTAGACGCGGCAAACGGGACAGTGCAAACAATTGCTATGTCGGGCGATGTCACTATTACGTCAAGCCTTACCACGGGTCAATTTGTGACCTTGCGGTTTACGTCAGTCGGCGGCAATGACGATGTTACATGGCCCACTATGCAGTGGATGTTTGGAAGCGCCCCAACGCTAGAGTCTGGTGCTACAAACTGGGTGCAGATTTGGAATGTTGGCGGCACTCTTTACGGAACTTATGTCGGGTATACTTCTTAATGCCTCTGGTGAAGCTAGATATCCCGGCTGGCGTTTACAGTCACGGCGTTGACCTAGACTCCAAGGGCCGCTGGCTTGACTCCAGCCTTGTGCGCTGGACCAACAACGCTCCGCAGCCAGTAGGCGGCTGGGTGCAGGCCGCTAACATTGAGACGATTGCCGATGACCCGCATCTGGAAGACTCTGCAAGCTGGACGCAGGTAAACACAAACTACAATGCAGACATTGACACCATTGAGATGGAGAATGTCGCTGGCACGGCCTCCAGCATCACGCAGAGCCTTTCTAGCGTCTTAGCGGTGTCTACGGCCTATGTAGTTGATGTCAACGTCACAGAGCTTTCTACAGGCGCGTCAGCGACCGTTACGCTGGGCGGTGTAGCTGCATCTAGCAATGTCGAGTCAACGGGTCGCAGTTCTTTTGAGATCACCACAGGCGGGTCACTGCCCAACACAAACCTCGTGATTGGGCTTGACTCTGCGACAGGTGGTGAAACAGACACTATTACCTTTACCGAGATTGATGTACGACAAAAGGGCAGGCAGTCTCGCGGTATGCACTCATGGGCATCTAACAACGGCGCACCATACCTTGCAGCGGGGTCATATAACAGGCTTGCAGTCGTGGACGGCAATGATGTTGTTTATGACGTAACCCCAGCAGCTTTTAGTGCTGGAATTGCTGAGGCATCCGAGAACCTTGGCTATGGCGGCAAAAACTATGGATCTGGTGCCTATGGTGTGCCAAGAGAGCGCAACTACAGTATTGCTGCGGCTACCAATTGGTCACTAGACAACTGGGGCGAGGACTTAATTGCCCTGTCTGATGCTGAGGGCAACTTGTACGAGCTTGATGTATCCGCGTTTGCAGCTGACCCCGCCAACACGGTGGCAACACTTGTATCTGCAAACTCCTTGGTGTCTCAGTCCACTGAGGTGCCGATATCCAATACGGCAATTGTAGTTACAGCGGAACGGTTTGTGTTTTGCCTTGGCGCAGGCGGTGATACCCGTAAAGTGCAGTGGTGTGACCGTGAGAATCTGTATGAGTGGCAGCCAGCGACTACAAATGAGGCTGGAGATATTGAGCTTCAAACATCAGGGCAGATTGTTGCTGGCGCTAGGGTCCGGGGCAGAACATTGATCTGCACTGATATTGATGCGTGGGTAGCTACGTACCAAGGTCCGCCGACAGTGTTCGGCTTTCAGAAGATCGGTAACTCTTGCGGCCTTGTAGGTCGAAATATGCTGGCATCTGTTGGCCCAACAGCATTCTGGATGGGCGAGCGCAACTTCTTTGTATATGACGGTTCAACGGCAAGAGTTCTTCCTTGTGAGGTGCATGACAAGGTATTTACTGAGATGAACCTTAACCGAGTAAGTCACGGCTTTGCGGTAGCCAACCAAAAATACAACGAGGTGTGGTGGTTCTACCCGGGTGTCGGTGAAGATGAGAACACTCGATATGTCGCCTATGACTACAACGAAAACCACTGGCTTATCGGTGAGCTTGACCGCTGCTCTGGCGTAGATTCTGGCGTCTTTGTTGACCCCATGTGGATTGCTATTGATGGCTCTGTATATCGGCATGAGTCAGGCTACGGGCATGAGGGCAGCTCCGTTTTTGTAGAGAGCGGCCCAGTAAACATTGCTGACGGCGACAACGTAATGCGTATTACGGAGATGATTCCAGAAGAGGATACGCAGGGCGAGGTGTCAATGAAGTTTAAAACTAGGTTTTACCCTAATGGCTCTGAGACAGAGCATGGCCCATTTGACCCGGCTAACCCGACTAACGTGCGGATGACCGGGCGGCAGGTAAGAGTCAGAATAGACGGCGATGCTGAGGCTAATTGGCGAGTCGGGGATGTTCGGCTGCGGGTTAGTAGCGGAGGCAGAAGGTGAGCAAAGAGCTACCGCCGCCCTACTCCAGAGAAACCCCGCACTTGTGGGCAGAGGATCTAAATGATTATCTAGCCCGAGTCCGGGCGCTGATCTCACAGAAACAGGCGTCTGATGTAGCCGCGGAGAACGGCATTTTGTTGTATGACGCAGCTAACGGATATTTAGTGGTTTCTGTTGGTAACGAGTTTGTGCAGGTACTGATGGCAAAAGGCAACAGTTTGCCTACGTCATTGCCGTCCGGTTCGGGCGTTATATGGAATGATGGAGGCACGTTAAAGGTTTCGTAAGGGGTGGTATAATGGAGGAGTTAGACGCTGAGTTAGAGCGCTGTAGGCCGTGGATAGAGGCGGCTCTGGACCGGGGTGGCAACACTCACTTGTTTGAGGATGTTGTCAGTGCGGTAAAGGCCGGGACAATGCAGTTCTGGCCTGCTGAAGATGCGTGTGCTGTTACGGAGATAATAGTTTATCCGCGGAAGAAAGCATTTCACGTTTTTTTAGCTGGCGGAAACATGGATACGATAGTGGAGATGGATGAGTCGGCTATCTACTTTGCGAGGCAAAATGGCTGTAGCGCAATGAGCATTGCAGGCCGGAAGGGGTGGCAAAAAGTTTTAGAGCATAGGGGCTATAAGCCCGTATTAACCAGTTTAGGAAAGGATATTTAATATGGGCGGCGGCGGAAAGGGTGGCAGTCAATCAACTCAGGTAGAGATTCCTGCGTGGGCAGAGTCAGCCATGAAGGAGAACCTAAGAAAAGCAAGCGCGATGGGCGAGATCGGCTATATGCCTTACTATGGCCCTGATACAGCCGCGTTTACACCTATGCAGGAAGCAGGGATGCAGGGAGCATATGATGCAGCAGCAGCCTTTGGCCTAGCTGACCCGGGTGGCGATGCATTGGCTGGCATTCCAGAGGCCAAAGACTTTGGTGGCGGAATGATGGGCTACTCATCTGGTGATCTGTTTGAGCAAGCTAGGGCCGAGTTTGAGTCTAGAAATCCGCAACAAGCCGCAGCATATAACCAGTTTTTCAAGCCCTACGGGACGCCCGAAACAAACCCAAATAACCCGGGAGACATGCAGGCACCCGGATTTATACCACCCTACGGGACTCCCGAGTTTGACGCATGGGCTGCACAATTTGGCACCCTAAGATTCTGAGGAAGTATTATGTTTGCCCAACCATCAAGATCAAATTTAGCATCGCCTATGAGCGTTCCACAAGGAAGCCCCCGCCAATCTAGCGGAATGGGAGGAAAGGGCGGTCCTTCTCAAGCGTCACCCGGCGGAATGGGTGGTAAAGGCGGCGGTAGCCCGCAGGGAATGGGTGGTCCGACAGTAGGCCAGATGAACCAAGCCATAAACCAGCCTATGCAGCCCTCTATGTTTTCTGCGGCCTCTAGTATGTTTGGCAACCAAAATCTAAACAACGCCGTTGGTTCAACTCAGCCGAGCATGACTAGCGGCCCATCACCTCAGTATGTTAATTACGGTAACGCAGCAAGTGGAATGCCAAACCCGGGTTCTATTGACCGCACTGGTACGCTTACATCTTTGCCGTATATGGGGCCATCAAACGCTGGTCAGGCCGCAGGGGGCATTGCGTCTAAGATGCTTGACCCGAGTTCGTCAAATCTTACGTTAGCCAATCTGCAAAACGCGCAGCCTATGGGGCAGATGTTGCCCCGCCCGCAAACACTGACACCTGTTCCGGGTTTCCAACCGCAGCAGGCGTCTTTCCCGCGCCCTTCAGTTCCAACCCCAACTCCAAGGCAGACCATACCGCAGGGCGGGGTGCCAAACATACCGCAGGGATTAATGCGCCGACTCCAATCTTTTAGGGGGTTCTAATGGGTAGTCAAGCTACAGGCGGCGTCCCGGTCGCATCAGCAGGCGCAGGCGGAGTCCCTAGCGGGGGCAAAGGCGGCGGCGCAACAGGTCCATCATATGGAGGGCTTGATGCGTTTCAGCAATCCGCACAAGGAATGACACAAGCCTACGGCGGAATGCAGGACGCCATGAATTACCAGCCTATGATGGTTGAGGGTGGCAGCTACAAGCCCAATATGGGCGCTGGATTTCAAAGTGTTAGAGCGCAGCAACTTGACCCTAACGCCACTGATTATGAGGCGGCACAGTTCCAGCAAGCTGACCTAGATCGGTTTATGAACCCCTATACGGGGGAGGTAATTGATCAGTCTATGGCTGATATTGAGCGCGGCAGGCTGATGCAAGCCAACCAAGCGGCTGCACAGGCGCAGGCGGCAGGTGCATTCGGTGGCTCCCGTGGCGCACTGATGGAGGCAGAGATTGCCCGTAACGCGCTTGATAGTAGTGCGCGGACAGCTGCCGGTCTGCGTGACCAAGGCTTCCAGTTTGCTTCTCAGATGGGACAGCAGGACGTAGGTCGCCGCCAGCAGGCTTTGCAGCAAAACGCACAGCAGCAGCTACAGTCTTACTTGGCGAACCAGAGCAGTGCCTTGCAAGCCGGGATAACCAACGCCCAGCTTGGCGCACAGACAAGCATTGCGAACCAGCAAGCCGATAACCAAGCCCAGCAGTTTGGCTTAACTCAGGGGCTGCAAGCCGCACTAGCTAATCAAGGCGCTGGATTGCAGGGCGCTGGAATGCAGATGCAGGGCGCTCAAGGTTTGGGCGCGCTCTCAAATCTTGGCTTTGGAATGGGTCAGGAGGCTCTGCAAGGAATGCAGCAGCAAGGCGCAATCCAGCAAATGCTTAATCAGCAGATGATGGATAAGGCTGCAGGCCAGTACGGAGGATACCAAGGCGCTCCGGCAAATGCCCTTAGCTATCTCTCCCAAGCATTGGGCGTTACGCAAACTCCACAGTCATCAACCACTACAAGTGACCCGGGCGCGTTTGGTTGGATGTCTATGCTTCTTGGCTCTGACGCAAGGCTCAAGAAAAACATCCGCAGGGTGGGCAAGACTCCGGGCGGGCATAACCTTTACGCTTGGGATTGGAAGAAGCAGGCCAAGTTCGTGTTTGGCAAAACTGGCTCTGACATGGGCGTACTGGCGCAAGAGGTTAAAGAGACTAGGCCGGATCTGGTCATTGAGTTCCCAGATGGTTATTACCGCGTAAATTATGGGGGTATTGCATGAGTCCCTTATTTGGCTTACTAAAGCTGGCAGAGATGGGCATGGACAAGGCGGGCATTAGAGATAGCCTTGCCTCCCGCCAAGCCGCAGCGTCTGGCGGTCAGGCCATGCAAATGGCTAACAATCCTTTAATGTCTCCTGTTGGGCAGAATCCGCTTTCACCGCAAGCACTACAGAAGTTGCAAGCGCCACAGATGTCGCCAGCATCTCCGGCAATACCGCAGCGCGCGACTGCATCGCCAGATATGTTTGATAAGGCTTTGGCGCTTGGGGAGAGATTTGGCGGTCCTCAAGCTGGAGGTCCGGTTAGCCCGTTCCAAGCGGTGCTGCAAAAGACCGGCGTTATTGACAAGCCCAGCATAGACCAAGAGCAGTTAATGGGCCTGTTGTCGATGATACAAGGCGCAGCAGATGGCAAGCCCGGCGCACCGCAGCTTCTTACAGGTCCACAGACCCCCAACATGGGAATGCTCGCCCAAGACTTTACAGCACAAAACCAAGCCAGCGGCGGGCTGAGAGGGAAGATGGCAAAGCTAATCATGGGAATGGCATAATGAATTTAATGGATCTTTTGCTGCAGCTGGGCGATCCCGACCAGCCTACGGCTCCGCAGCCTGCTCAGACTATGCCGCCTATTACAACGCCACCGCCAAACTTAAAAATGGATGATCCAGAGGTGCAGCGCATTATGGCTATGCGTCAAGCGCCGCGCCTGCAATCGGTTTCGGGCGGATCTACCAATCCCGGGCCGCAAGATCCGGGGATGTTATCTAAACTTGGCAGAGGCGCACTAGATTATCTAGGCGACCCAGTTAACCGCAAACAGCTGGCAATCGGCTTCAATGCCATGCGCCTTAACCCAGACGCCAACTTAGCGCGGTCTCTGCAAAGCCAAATTGAAACAGAGCAAACCTTGCGCCTGCTGCGGGGTCAGGGAAATAAGACCGCCGATGCGCTCCGCAGGGCTGGGCATGATGAGCTTGCTGACTTAGTTGAGGCTGATCCAACTCTGGCAAAAACTGCAATGACGGCGCTGACGCAAAAGCCAACATCCTTTAGTGAAAAGGTGGCGTTTTATAAAAAGGTGGGGTACAGCGATGTTGAGGCTGTTGAGGCGGCTGGAAAGGCGGGTGGTATTACCGTCAACACTGGTCAGGATGCGTTGATGACGGCCTTAGCCAAGCAAATACCAGAGCAGATTGGCGTGTACACTGAGTCGGGTAAGTTGGCGAGAAGCCAGAATACACAGCTGCGACAGCTGCAGATGATGTTTGACAAGGGCGTACCAACAGGGCGGTTTGAGGAAACTAAAAATCGCGTTAGATCAATGGCGCAGTCTTTAGGTATGGACGTAGATGAAACCGCAATATCTAACGCGCAAACCCTACAAGCGTTTACATCCACGCTGGTTGCAGAAGAGCTACGACAGAACAAGGGTCCGCAGACAGACTTTGATGCTAGGTACGCACAAAGCTATATGCCATCATTGGACAAAGATCCCGCAGCAAATAAAGCTATTCTTGACTACATGGTGTCTCGAAATAGTCTTTCCTCCGCGCTGGGTGAGTTTGCAGCTGGTTCACGCTCCACAGATTTCAATCATATGAATACGCTTAGAAATGCCCTTGATCTTGCTGCAAACACATTAGGCGCAGTTGTTTACGTTGAGGGTAGCGCCGACCCAATACTTTTTTCTGAGTTTTTAAAGGTAGGTAAAGGTCAGAGCAAGTCTATTGGTGAGATCCTCAGAGAGTGGGACCAGCTGCACTAATGTCAACATCAATCATAGAAGCTGTATTAGACAGTAAAGCAAAGCAACCGTCAGGCGCTGAGGTTGTTATGAACACACCGGATGGCGGCAGAGTTGTGCAGACCGCCAACGGGCTTGCTTTTGTTTCTCCGCGATACTCAACAACCGATCAGGACGAGATCAAGCGGATTATGGAGTCGCTCGGGTCTATTAACCCTACGGAAGAAAAGCGGCGAGAGCTTGAAAACATTGGCCTGATTGGTGAGTCACCACTAGCAGCCGCCGCACTCAAGGCGTCTCAGGGCATTCCATTTATCGGTGAGTACATCCCCGAAATGGTGGGCGCGGTAAGCCCAGATGCTAGGCAAAGAATGGAAGCCATTCAAAGGGCTACGGAAGAGCAGGCTCCCGGGAAAAGTTTAGTTGCAAGGATTGCAGGATCAGGCCCATTTGCTGTTATGGCTCCCGCCGCTGTGGGCGGATCGATGGCAAATCAAGCTTTGCGCGGTGCTGCACTAGCTGGGGTAGAGGCTGGTGTTTCTGGGTTCGGTGCGGCAGAGGGTGGATTTTTAGACAGACTGCCGCAAGCAGGAAGAGACGCGGCGCTGGGTTTTACTTTGGGCGGAATGTTCAGCGGTGCCGTATCACTTCTTACTCGGGGATCTACAAGCCGCAAGCAAACAGACGCAGCAATCAAGGAGATATCAGAGAAGCTAAACGTGTCGCCCGGTGCTGGGATGATTATCGCAAACACGATTAGAGGCGGCGGGACACTTGAGGATGCGTTATCAGCTATACAAAGGGCTGGTGATTCTGGAATGTTGGCTGACTCAAGTCTAGCCACAAAAAACCTGCTGGATGCCGTAATGACTCTGGGGGCTGCTGGAGAAGCCGCGTCTGTAGGACGCGAGGCTGTAGAGGGTCGCGCATCAGAGATGTCGGCGCAGCTAGGTCAAATGATGGACGAGGTTCTGGGTGCCGCGCCTACGGGCAAAAGAACAATTATTGAGACTATTTCTGGTCGATCTGCACCCGCCAGAAACGCTGCGTACAAGGCCGCGTACTCCAGCCCGATTGATTATACGTCCCCAGCGGGCGATGCCATCCTAAACATAGTAAACAGAATCCCAAGCCAGCACCTTAAAAAAGCGATCAAGGACGCCAACGACTTAATGCAGCTTGAGGGGATTACGGATCGCCAAATAAAAGCGACTGTAGCTAGTGATGGGTCTGTAGTATTCCAAGAGCAGCCCAACGTGATACAACTAGACTTCTTAAAGCGCGGTCTCCAAGACATTGCATACGGACCTGAGTTCTTTGATCCCATCACGCAAAGACCAAAGGGAACAGGCATTGCACTGGACAGGGTTGCAGGCCAGTTGCGGGCAGCACTTGGTAAGGCTGTACCGCAGTATGATCAAGCTGTAAAACTTGGCGGTGACGCCATCCTTGAGCGACAAGCAGTAGAGATGGGTTCTACCATCTTTCGCCCATCAACCACGTTTGAGGAAGTGCTGTACGCAACGCGAGAGGCGTCTGCGGATCAGCTTGCAGCCATGAGGCTTGCAGCCAGAGGTCAGCTAGAAGAGCTAATGACCAACGCAAGAAACTTTATCAGCACTGGTGGTGATGAGGGTGTCGCCGCTGCAAGAAAGGCTGTTATGGAGCTTGGCACAGTAGCAAGCCGCCGCAAGTTGCAGGCAATACTCCCTCCGGGTGCGTACAGGCAGCTTAATAAAAAGCTGGAAGAGGTGCGCTCTTCACTGGAGCTTTTAGCGTCAGTAGCGCCAAATAGTGCAACCGCTCGGCGGAGAGAGGTAGGCAAGCAAATTGACGAAATGCTGGAGCCGGGATTCCTTGGCTCCATAGCGCGTGGCGAGCCTTTAAGTGCAAGCAAAAGAATGATCAGTGTAATTACCGGAACGTCTGCTGAGGTCACAGAGCAAGAGCGACAAAAGATTCTTGCTGATATCGCTAGGGGCATGACAGAGCAAAGAGGACCGCAGGTGCAGGCAGCACTAAGATATATTAAAGAGGCTATGGATCAGGGTTCGCTCTCTGACGCTAAGGCAGCTTTTATTAACGAAGTCTTGCAGAGAGCGGGATTGCCAATTACCGCAGAGGGCACTACAGCTGCTGGTATCTATATGGATGGAGACAGCTAAATGCTCAAGCCAATGACTGATCAAGAGATCGAAGCCATCGCCCGGGAAGCGGCGACTGATTCGATTGACTTTGTTGAATCTGAGATAGCTGAAGATCGCATTAAGGCGCAGAGGTACTTTGATGGCGAGGTGGATATCGGCGAGGAAGAGGGCCGGTCTAAGGTTGTATCTACAAAGGTGCGTGACACCATTCGCGCTATCAAGCCGTCTCTCATGCGCGTGTTTTTGTCTACGGATAAGCCGGTTGAGTATGTACCCCGGGGTCCAGAGGACGTACAGGCGGCAGAGCAGGCCACCGAATATATGCACTATGTCTTTAATGAGCATAACGGCTACCGGGTTCTAAATGACGCATTCCACGATGCAATGGTCAAGAAGGTCGGCATCGTTAAAGTGTATTGGGATAACTATCAAGAACAAGAAACATATGACTTTGAGAATCTTAATGAGATGGAGTACCGCGTCCTAACTATGGACGATGATGTTGAGGTGCTGGAGTCAACAACTCGCACCGAAATAGAGGTTGATGACATGGGCCTTGATACAGAGGTGACCGTCTACGATCTCAAGATTGCGCGCTACAAAGATGTGGGAAAAATGTGCATTGAATCCGT